GTTTTTACAGTTGTTCCAGAGTCATATCTTGTTGTTTCACCTTTTGGATAAGGTTGAATTTCATATTTCAACAAATCAGTAAATTTTTTCTTTTGAAATTTGTTTCCACATATAAAAATATATCTGTGTTTTTGGCTTCGTTCAGAATAATAAAAATCATCTTTAAACTTTTCTTTAAGAAGTTCTAACGTCATGCCTTGGGCTAAATGTCTATTGTGTTTATGTTCTTGGCCTTTGATGTTCCAATTTGTTCTTTTGACGCTTAATCCAAGATAAATAAAATTACAAGCCTGGTAAACATATCCAACATGGCCTTGCCCCGTATCAGCGTAAGAAATTACTATTGTTGGTTTTGGCAATAATTTCATAGAATTTGCAACTAAAAAAGACGCTTGATTTTTGTCGTTGTTTAACAAACACAATCTATTTAGTTCAATAACAATGGCTTCATGTTCTTTTCCACATATTCCTCTAGCAACCATTGGTGAACCTGCAAGACCATAAGTTACAACTCCAATTAGTTTGTCATCTTCATACAAACCAAAGGCGTACATAATCATTGGCAATCTTTTTGCATAATGCTTTTCAAGTAACCAAGGCTCGGCTTCAAATGAATTAATAGGTAAAACTTTCATGCTTTTCTCCTATAAGCATTAAGAATTGCTCTTTCTTCAGGTGTTGGTGGACGAGTTACTTTTTCATCCTGTTTAATCTTTTCCAATGCAGGGTCAGGAAGGTTTGATGGTGCAACTGTTACCCTAACAATGTCGGCATAGTTAACTTTTTCAACTTTAGTATTTCTAACCCAATTGCGCCAAGTGGCTTCCCAATCCAATTTCACACCTTTTTGGCCAGGTTGTGCGATCCAATAATCTTTAAACTGATCTGCCACCTTTCGCACATCAAGGTCAGGTCTTTCCTGTTGAGCCCATTCACCCCATGGTTTCAATAAAACCCAATCTTGGGCTAGGCGTGAGCCGAGCTTTCTTTTATTCTGTTTCTTATCTGTATCTGCTTCTGTATCTATAGCGTTACTTGGATGTTCCTGTAACGTTTCATCATTGTTACTAACCTGTTTCTTTTTTTCTCTATGCCTTGCAACCCGCATGGTGCTTGAGTCTGAGACAAATTGTCTTTTGTCCCAATTCAATAAATTCCATTGTTTATCAATAAATTTCTTATTAATAAACAATTGCTTAGTGTCATCTAATTCTTGTGCTGATAAGCGCAATTGAAAAGCAATTTCTGTTTCATGTAACGTTTCAAGAACTTCACTACATCGGAGGCATAAAAGCATGACATAACGTCTTTGCATAGCCTCTGAAAGCATTTGAATTTTTGGGTCGTGTGCGAACTCTGAATAGAGTCTAAACCATGGGTTTGCCATATTGTGTACCGCTTTTTAAACACCCTTAAAGGAACTTCCAGCAGGAGAAGGGATAACTCTTTTCGATGCGCTCATGACTTCGCAACTAGCTGGGTTCCATAATACATTATTTACTAGAACGTTTCAAGTTTCTATAGTTGGTCGTTGAATGACCAATATGGAAAAAATGACAATGCCCACATTTGTAGATTTGAAAAGAATTGTCTCTTTTCTTACTGATTGTGGATTCGGCTATTGTAAATGTCGGGAAAGGATGCTTACCCGCACACTGTACGGCAGCGTCAAATTTGTCGGTTGTTTTCACTTAATACCGCCTTTGAATAAGTTGTAAAGTCGGGAATGGATCTGTAAAAACTTCTAGCCTGTGAATTCATCACCGCATACTCAGCCTTGGTAAAGATGCCTTTAGCGTTCCTGATATCAAAGGGATTTAGCTTGTCATAAGGCTCATCATTGGCGGCTTTGGTAGCGTCAATCATATGCAAAGCAAGGGTATATCTCATTATCCAACAGCGACCCATCCTGATCTTTTCAGCACTAAGTTGTTTCTTGCGAATCATTTTCTTACAAGCGGCAACTATTGATGTTCTTGGTATGCCTGTCAAGTTCTCCATGTCATAGGACGTAAGAGATCCATTTTGTAAACATTTGATGATGGCTTCCTGAGTCATTTATACATTCCTAAAATGTTGATTGGTTTATCTGTGTGAAGCTCTAATGCCCGAGCAACAAGGGCAGTTAAGGCGGCATCTCTGTCACCAGGGTGTTGGTTGTAAGTTATAACTAAGTTATAGGCGTAAGCCAATAAGGCTTGAGCGCAATCTTGTTCGGTTTGTTCTATGTTCATGGCAAGAATATTAGTGTTGTTTTTTTGTCTGTCTATTAGGGTTTATCCTAATACAAATAATTTAAAAAGCATGGCATATTAGAGGCTCTTAAGGAGAAAGTAATGGCAACACTAAACGGCAGAAAGGTTATCGACATTGAGGTAGATGGTGTCGATAGTAGGGATTATCCTGATTTTTCAGATGCGTATTTCAGTTACGCTTGCTATGAGGACGGCACACCATTGACGGATGATGAGCTTAACAAGCTTACAGAAAACAATGGCGACCTCTTGTACGAAAAAGCGTACGATTCACTTCACTAAGGAGAAAGTAAAATGACTAGCATGGAATTTACAAAAGTAATTGATGTTGAACTTGGTTCAATTGCAGAGATCTCTTCAGGTATTTATAGAGAACTTACTATCCGCACAAAAGATGGTGACATCAGAATCACTATTGTTGCAGATACCGATGAATCAGAAATTAAAATTTTATCTTAAGGAGAAAGTAATGAAAACAGAAACACTCAAGCACGTTCGTCAATTGTTTATGACTTATGATGCACCCCCCCAAACAATTCGCAGCTATCAGCGTCAATGGGTTCGCTCTGTGCGTTATCTTGGCGACAACTGGTTGTTGGCTAAGAAAGTAGAAAAATTTGAAGCTCCAAAACCTAATTGAACGCCAAGGTGATATTGTGAACAACTACATCATTGACTACAAAGAAGAGTACGCCAACACAAAGTACTGCCCATATTGCGTTCAACCAAAAGGCAACAAGTTTGTCTGCTGCGGTGAGATGGATTGGGTAGATTTCAAAGACCTTGATGACAACACTCAACTAGAGATCATTAAGGAAGAATATGACAATGCATTCAAAAACCACAAGGTATAACATGACAGTAAAAGATTTACTTGCGCTCAATGTAAACGAGCATACAGAGAAGAAAGGTAACCTGACATACCTGTCATGGGCGTGGGCATGGGCAGAGGCTCTTAAGGCCGATCCTAATGCGCATTTTCAAGTGCAGATGTTTGGTGACAAGTGCTATACCGATATCAACGGCACATACATGGTCTGGGTGACAGTGACTATGTTTGGCAAACCAATGACCTGCCAACTGCCCGTCATGGACCATCGCAACAAGGCCATTCAACACCCTGATGCGTTTGCTGTGAACACTGCCATCATGCGCTGCATGACTAAAGGGTTGGCACTTCATGGACTCGGAATGTACATTTTTTCGGGCGAAGACCTGCCAGAGCAAGATACAAGCGTTATTGATGCAGTGGTCGCTGCCATCAGAGAAAGATACGAAGCAGGTGATGAGCCTGGTATGTATGGCGAATGGGAATCCATTATGGATAACGAAGTTCGCATCAGGGTTTGGGATACTCTCAAGCCAGACAGTAAGGTAAGGTCGGCTATCAAAGCCTATAAAGAGAAAATGAAGGAAAGTACATGAAACGATTAGATGCTATTGCCACAGTGGGTGAGTACAAAGACCCCAAAACTGGCGACATGAAAAAACGCTATTCCAAGTGCGGCTCTGTGTTTATCAATGACGATGGCAACATCTCATTCAAAATGGACACAATTCCCGTAGGTGCATGGGATGGATGGATCAATGCCCGTGAACCATTTGATGGCGAGAAACCCGCTCGTCAAAGTAACACCCCCACCCGAAAAACTAAGGGCAGTGGTTTTGACGACATGGACAATGATGTCCCATTTTGATGTAAAGTAACGCTCGGGGGGAAAGCTGCGCAAAGACTTTTTCGGAAGCTAGCAGACGAGCAGTGATCCCCCCATCTTAAGGAGAAAGTAATGTTTAATTTATTTAAGTTGTTCCGCAAAGATGCAAAAGACACCTCTGTTGAGGCCGCTCAAAGCATCATGCTTGCCCTGCCAAACATTGAGGCAGCAGTCTATGAATATGCTGCCCTGCGAGGCACAAAAGGATTCACAGACGATGAAATGAATGATCATTTCGAAACCCATAAATCCACCTACAGAGCTAGACGTGCTACTTTGGTTGACAAAGGCTTTATCGAAGACTCAGGACTGCGTGTAAAGGGTCCCAATGGCCGTAACATGACTGTATGGAGGATAGTATGAAATCAATTTTTGATATCTTTTCGGGAGAGGTATATACAGAAACGTCATCAATGCGGATAGCGCAAGATGGGCGTGTTTTTACCAAAATGGGAGATAATTACATTGATCCCAATGGGGATTTGATTATC